TACAGCATCTCCTGGTTTTATGTGTATTTCATTATCGTCTATAAATATTGGCCAAGGAGTTCCACAACTTCCCCATGTCATTGTGATAGAAACTTCACATGGATCTCTATCTGTATGTGGAGGTAATTCAGCATTATAAGAATAAACTCTTGAATAAGTGTACGAGGGCAATAGCTCTAAACCAGTTTCTTCTTCTATTTTTTTCAATTTAGTTATGAATAAAGAATCAGTAAAATCATCATCTCTAAAACAAGAGTCTCTGTTGTTACTTTGTAAGAAATCAAATTTAGTTTGGTTTCTTTTATGTTTCAATAAAAAATATCTTAAACCTAATTCAACTTCATCCTTTGATAAAAAGTTCTCTATATATTTATATTTAAAATCTTTTTTTAATATGCCCATGCTACAATTGAATATCTCGTTCCTTCTGTAATTTCTTTTATTTGATGAGGATACATAAAACAACTAGGCCAAATAATAACTTTTCCACTTTTATTTTCAACTTTTTTATATATATTTTTATCTAAATTATCACAAAAAACTAATTCTCCTCCTTCATAATCATCATTCAGTAATATTATTATGGATAAAATTCTAGGGGCTTGTGTAAATTGATCAATATGAAAATTGTAATGTCCTCCTTTTCCATATTTTAAAATAGATATTTCGCCTATACCAGTAAAACCAGTTCCGTCATTTGGTGTTGCTATAAGATTTTTTTCATAATCGTTTTTTATTA